AATAGAGGGAGGAGGAAGAAGATCGTATATATTCTCTGGCCCAGAAAATACAATCAGAGAAGGCGGTCCTATATTTATTGGTTATGGAAGATTGATGGTTGGAAGCCAAGTTGTTCAATCAAGCATTGAAACTGCGGATATGAAAAACGGTCGTCGCGCTAACTCTAATGAAAAATTTAAGCCTTACTGGGGCTATGATGGGTACGGTCTAGATTACAGAGCCAAATCTCTTACAGACGGAGAAAAAGTCGGAGCAGAAGAAATTTTAAAAGACAGAATATCCGAGTGGAATGAATCGACAGGAGAACCAGATTTTGTAGACCCCACATCTAAACATAACAATAGCAACACTTCAAGTAAGATAACTTTAAGCAACGATGGCGAAGTTACGGTAACGCCTGACGGAATTACTAACCCTTAGTATAAGATAATTTAAAAATGGGACTTTTTGACGGACCAGAAGAGAGATCTACCAGAATACCGATTCAAGACGAACCGGGCGTTTTACCTTTGTCAAAACAAGGTTCTTCTACTAGCAAGCCAGAGCTATACTCAGCTATAAGCGAAGCTACAGTCGCAGACCTTATTTGCGAAGGAGGTATAGAGGGTATAGTGACTGGAGAGTACATGTACAAGGGTAACTTAGGACAAGTGGGGTACTCTTATGTAAAAGACGAGCCATATACAGCTCTCGACAAAAATGGAGTAGCGAGCACTGAGCTAGGATTTCTTAGGTCAATTTATTGGAACGAAGTCCCTGTCGTGGACAAAGACGGTTTTTATAATTTTCAAGAAATAAACGTAGAATCTAAAAACGGCTCACCACAAGGAGAACTCCCTACTCTTAACACTAACTTACCTTTATCCAAGAATAACAAAAACGGTACAGATTTTGAGCTCACCCTCTTTAGAAATATCGGAGAAAGACTTTTTGGCCCTAGTATAGATTTAAGTGAAGAAAAAATTCCTAGATACTACTTAGACGACAAAACACCACACGCTCCTCAAATGATAGGAGACATAGACAAAAACTCTA